TTAACATAATATACATAATGCGCACTTAGCAATAGCTTCGCTAGGGCTGCCAATCCACATCATTAAGCCACCACAAGCCATTGATATTCCATGTAAACCACGCCCGTTAAACTTTTTTGCAATGCTATTCCACATCGCTTTGATGTTCGGATTATCATTGCGATCAGCGTGACAAGCCAATAACGCTAGCTCTGGATCCAATCCTGCGCCTTCCGCTAGAAAAATAGCTTCTTCATCAGTTACATAGCGCACACCTTTTCTAATTTTGCTTAGTTTCTGTGGCGATAGATTCAAGTCATGCGCTATTTGTTTGTCTTGTAGGTAGTTTTGAGCCTCTTTATAGGCATCTAACAGTTCATTTGCGTACATTTCAAAACCTCCGTTTGTCATTATCTTAGCTGTTTAATCCCGATTTTGCGCTATTTACAATCCCCATTAATGGCAACTAGAATCCCCATTAATCGGTATTTACTGCTTTTGAGGCTTAGATGACAGTTCAAATTCTTCTTACATCTGGTGCATTTCCTCGCTACTTCGGTGGCTTTGGTCAGACTGAATCTGGTAAGCCGTATGTAATCGCAACCCGCCAAATCTTCGATGCAAAACATTACAGTGTCACGCAAGCTCGTCAAGTCTTAGCCTCACTGCAACGTGCTTGGCCTCTGGCTCAAACTTCACACCCAATTGGTGGCTAACATGACTTTTGCAGCTAAACCTACTCGAAAAAATCCTGTGTACTTTGAACACCATTCGGATGGCTACTGGTGCTCAATTGACGGTATGCCTGAGTATTTCAAAACCAAACACGAAATGTACCTCTATGCGTGTGAATCTGACCGCGAACTGATTGAAATCACGCACGAAAATGAGCCTGAACTACGTGCCAGTGGCGCCTTTGACCGAGTATTTCACGATGAATAGAACGATTATCGACTACGTGAGCTTCTCTGGTTCACCTCTCCTACTCGAGCGCTGCAAAGACATGGCGAAACAACGCTTTGCACTACAGCAAATCAACGAGTTTGAATCGCAAAATGTCATGGCTATGGGTCAACGTGAGAACACTAAAATCTCGCACTTTGCGGAAAACTTGGCGCAGGTTCTGGGCTGTGTCGAGTCTGAGGACTTCGCCAATAAGGACTTGTACTTTGCGGCACTCGATAAGGAGCTCATCAATGCTGATGTGCACATTGATACCGATGTGTCATTCAATGAGTGTTACCAACGTCTAATCGGCAATATCGGTATTGATATGCTTGATACCCTTTGTCATGGCGAAATCGAATCGTTTCTTGAAGTTCTCGAGCATGAAATCAGCTACGAACAAAACGAATGGACATTAGAGCGTCGAGGTGGTTTTTCAGGATACCGTTATTCTGCAAAGCTTCTTTGTAATGGCACTCAAGCGGGTCTGGTTGCTTGGGGCGCGGCTAACTTTGGTTACTACGTGTCGTTCTCTGGTAAAGGCTGTGAAGCCATCAACATGGAAGCGCTACACAAGGCATTAAAACAAATGGTTGGTGCCAAGCTCACCCGTGTGGATATCGCCCTTGATGACTTACAAGGCAATGTCTCGATTGAGGACATGAAAGACAAGTACCTTGACGGCCAGTTCATCACTCGCGGTACGCCTCCTAGTGCCGGTGAATTTCGTGGCTACCAAAGCATGTCACCCGCTGACCGTAAAAAATGCGGCTTCGTCGCAGATGCGGGTCATACCTTTTATGTTGGTGCCCGTGAGAACGGCAAGATATTCCGCGCCTATGATAAAGCGGCTCAAATGAAGTGTGAGAAGTACCCAAACTGGAACCGCTTCGAGGTACAAATCGGCAACCGCTATCGCGTCATTCCTCTTGATGTGCTGATTGACCCTGATAGCTATTTTGCAGGGGCTTACCCTGCCCTCGCCTCACTGCTTGATGATGTTGAGCCTATCGCTATCTCAACCACCAAACTCCAATTTATGACCTCGTTTGAAAACGCAGTCAAACACGCTCGCGTTCAGTACGGCAAATTGGTCAACGCAATGCGCCAACTCTACGACGACGATAAGAAAATTCTCGAAACCTTAACCAAGGGACTCGAATTAAACGACATCCCCGACCGCATTAACTATCCAGTCGGTCGGTCATTCCATCTAGAAAAAACTGGAGAACTACCATGCCACTAACAGTAATCGTGATTGGTTGCGAACACTCGCAAGGTCTATCAAAGAAAGATGACCGTCCTTACAACTTCGCGCAAGTGAACTACCTTGCGGCCAATGAGGGTTGGACATCAGAAAAAGGTCAATGTCAGGCCGTTGGTTTAGACAAGAAACAAATCGCCATGAACCCAAACCCGTCACTGGTGGCGGCCTTTAAAGAATTAGAAAGTCAGTTTCCTATGATGTGCGAATTGCACCTTGATGCTGACCCTCAGAACCCTGCTCGAAACATCGTAGTTGATATCAAACCTCATAAGTAAGGGATTGGAACTATGACTAGTTGCGTAGCCACTGACCAACAAGGTTTTCTCTATCTCTCTATGGAGCCTATTGAGACGTGCTCGGAGCTAGTCGTACTAAGTGCCGATGAATATAACTATCTTACTGCTCATACATCTATAACAGGGGCGGAGGTTGTCGAGTTCTATTCATTTGGTTTCGCTCTGGTCTTTTTTGGTTACATAGTTTCGTTCCCAATCAAGGCCGCACTCAAAGCTATAAATCTAGTATAAAAGGAAATCACTATGAAAAAATGGTTAGTTGGTGCTGTTGCACTTGTATCCTCTGCGGCTTCTCAAGCGGCTGTTGACCTGACAACTCTTTGGGCTGAAGTTGACTTTTCAGGTGTAGCAACCAACGTTGTCGCAATCGGTGTTACTGCTGTTGGTATTGCTGTTGCTCTCAAAGCTATCAGCCTTGCTAAACGTGCAGTATCTAAAGCGTAACGGTGCTCTTAGCAATCTTTGATTTGCAATTGCTCATATTCACTTTATTAGGTGGCCTATCAGCTCTGATATGTGCAATGAACATGCGAATCTAAATTAACCAAGGGAGCTTAACTGCTCCCTTTTTTGTTAGGGGATTTCTATGAGGCTGTTCCTTTTATTGAGTCTGTTGCCTTTACTACTCCCGTTATCTGCTTCAGCGGAAACTCATACCATGTATTACTTACGTGATTGTAATAACACGTTGTATACTGGCGGTTCTCCAAGTGCTGTTGCAGCAAATTACACTAATTCTAGTACTTGTATTACTAGATATGATGATGTTTACGACTACATACCCGGAGCCTATGACAACGGTAAAAGTGCTTGTGTTACCGTTATTCGTAAGGGTGAGAGTTCAGGTTCACTACAATATTGTGAAGATATTTACGTTAGCTCAGTAACATGTTCAGAGGGTCAAGAGTTTAATCCTACTACTGGTTCCTGTGAGACTCCCAACAATTGCGAACCCTTAGCAGGTAATACCAAATCTACGACTTGGGATTACACAAAATACGGTGATTCACCGACCTTTTGTAGTGCAGGTTGTGAGCTTAAGACTACAGGTTCATCATGCTTTCTTGGTACTGGCGGATGTGGTGGAACGGTTGTTATCACTGGGCAAACATGTAGTGATGAAGGTACTTCCCCTGGGGGCAATATTCCCGATTCGGTTCCTCAAGGTTGTCAGGATTTCAACGGCACATATCTTTGTCCTAAAGATTCTGACGGTGACGGTCAACCCGACGCAGGTCAACCAATAGATACTAGTGCTAAATGCGGTTATGGCGGTAATGACAAATTTTCTTGTCATGGTGGTACTTACGAAGAACCTGATTACGAGATGCAAGATCCTACTAAACCTCTTGAGGGTGTTGAGTCCAATCCTTTAGATCCTGCCGATACGACTGTTGAGAATGTCGAAGGTGTTAGTGACCCTACTCAACAATCTGATGAACGTGCTCAAATTCTTTTAATGAATAAACAAATCAATTCTCTCTTAGAGGCTTTGAACTCTGATAATAACGCCAATTTTAAGAAGGTGGTCGATGAGCTTAAGAACTCTAATGAATATAACAAACAGCAACTTGAACAGATAGTAAATTCTACCAATAAACAAGTTGAGGTTTGGAATGAACTCAAGGCACTCCAGAAAACAGGCACAGAGGATTTAGTTAACGCTATCAATGGCCTCGATGACTACGACGAACATTATCATAATCAACAAATGAGTAAGTTAAACGATCTGATTAGTGCCGTTAATGGTATCGGTAATGGCGGTTCCGGTGACTCTAAAGGTCAAGAGATTTTGGATTCTATTTCTAATGTTGAAGCCGCAATTGATGGAACTAGCGCAACCTATACCTCGCAGCATGACGATGAGTCCCTCAAAACTACTATGGTCAATCGACTTTACGAAACTAAGAATAAAATTCATGACGGCATGTTAGATGCTTTCGTCTCAATTGATTTGTCTGGTGCTTCTCGCCCTTCCTTTGCTCTTGATATGAACGGTTTTGGGTTTGGTACATATGACATGGATGATTATGTCAACTTTGACTACATCTTTGGTTTCATTCGGATTTGTATTTTGTTTACGGCTGCAATGCTGTGTAGAAAACTGATATTTGGAGGCTAAATCATGGGTTGGATTAACGATTTATTTCAGCAATTACTTGATGCAATCATTGCTCTTTTCATGAGCTTGGTTGAGATATTCAAAGATATTGTTTACTGGTTTTTCAATCTCATTATGAATGTGGTTGATGACCTTTTAGCCGTGGCTATTTCGTTGTTCGAGCCAATCGACATTGGACAATATATGTCTGGCTTCCCTCCAGAGGCCGCTTGGGTTCTTGCTCAGATTGGCATACCTCAAGCACTAGGAATGATTGTTTCATCTATTGGTATTCGAATTATTCTTCAGTTGATTCCGTTTACGAGGTTAGGCTCATGATAAATGCATTAACAGGTAGACCTGGAGGCGGTAAAAGCTACGAGGCTGTTGCCTTCCATATAATCCCCGCTTTAAAGGACGGTAGAAAGGTTGTCACTAATGTCGCGCTCAATATTGACCACTTTGTAAAGATATTTGGTCAAGATGTCGTTGATGAGTTGCTAGTCGTTGTTGATGGTGATTTAACTAATTTTGGCTCAAAGGAACGTCCGTTCTCTAAGGTTGAACATTATCAAGATGAATGGCGCAATGAAAAAGGTCAAGCGCCTCTGTACGTCATAGATGAGGCTCATATGTCATTGGGTCGCAATGCTAATGATGCGATTCTTGAATGGTATTCTATGCACCGTCATTCTGGTGCTGACATCATCTTAATGACCCAGAACTTAAGAAAGGTTCATCGTGATATTAAGGATATGGTTGAGATCCATTATTACTGTGTCAAGAATGCCGCAATGGGTTCAAACAAAACCTATACACGTAAAGTAAAAAATGGTGCTAATGGGGTTGATCTAAATGAGAACGTGCGTAAATACGAGAAACAATACTTCCCTTTCTACCAGAGTCACACGAGTTCTAATAAAGCTGTAGAGGAAGCTGTCGCGAAGGATGTTAAGCCACTTTGGAAACATTGGACGGTTTGGTTAGCTGGTCTATTGCTTTTTGTTGGCCCTGCCATGTTAATTTCTAACGGTGGTTTGTTTGGAGGCTTTGGAGAAGAACAAGACCAAACTGAGCAACCTGCTACTCAAGAAACAAGGCAAACGCAATCCCAAACAGATGCGACACAACAAAAGAAGAGGCGCAAGCCTCAAGACCCATTACACGAATATAAGTTATACGCTAGTGGTGAGACTGTTCATGTATTTCTAGATGACCAAAACAGGCCAGTTAAAGGCAAGACGTTTAAACGTATTTACGTCGATGTGTATGAGGATGATTTCAGACTATTCACGACGACGAATGAGGACTTGTTAGAAATGGGCTATGCGTTTAAAACTTTGACTGAGTGTATCTATCAACTCACCTATAAAGATTCAACCCGCCTAGTTGTTTGCGGTGACTACGAAGAACAAGCCAAGAAGAACGACTTTTTAGCCTCTTCAATTTCTTTCTGAATAATTCAATGTTTTGCGGAGGGGCCCCGTTACGTCGGGGAGGAACCGCAAACACATTGACGTATCCTTGCTGAAATAGTTAGGCGAAACGCCAAACTCTCTCGCGCTCAGTAGCGCGCCCGACTCGCGTATTCAAACAATCATCTAGCCCCGCAGGGATAAGCAATGCGCTTGCGCAAGCGAAACACCAAGCCGCCCGACTATCTTCGCCATGTGCACCATACTCATTCGGCGCGGTTAGTCTCTCCACACTAAGTAGTGGAAGCCTCTCGCCTCCCTGCTAGGCCTTCTTTTTAAACCTTTGCGAGTGCCCAGCTAAGGTTACTCTTCATCGACTTAGACTTGCGTCAAAGTGAAATGCACTTGGTTTGATATTGAGGTGCCTTTCATGTAGAAAATCAATAGGCGAAATGGATAGGTAATAAATTTCAAGGTAAGCAGTATGATAAAACGAGCCGCTTTAATGCTATTAGTTGTTCCCCTATTTGCTTCAGCGGATTTAATAGAAGTTAAAGAAAGCGCACAGTGGAATGTAAATGGCCTTGCTCATTATGTGAGAGCAAAAGAAGCCAAGAACTTCACAGCTAATCTAGTCTCTACGCGGAACAACGCTTCAGTTATAGGTTTTAACGAACCCTATGATATTTGTCCATTTGAGCCTAAGTACAAGAAAGTAAAGGTTCAGTATCAATGGGTAAACTATGTGACTCATTGCTATGGTGGTAACGAATTCTGGATACCTGCGACCCAGAAAGGTAAGGACTTTGTTAAGCAAAAATTCACTAGCAATTCGGATGTAAAAGTCGTTTTTGACAACAAAACCTATACGTTCTCTACCAAGAAGTTTACGTCTGTTAGACAAAAATGGGAGAGAACTGTAAAAACTGTGGGGGATGCGCTGTAGGAGCACCCCGTATAGTAATACGGGGTGAAAGTCCTCCACCTCAAATCACATTCATTCGATTCTCATGACTCTATTACTTTCTCAAACGCAAAAAAAATGCTTTAATGCTCCTCAAAGTTCATATTGTTGTTAGCAGGAAAATAAATGAAACCAAACTTTGATGTTCACCAAAAACATCTATCTGTAGCGTTTTTAGGGGCATTTAATCCCCTTAATTTCACTCCAGATTGGCTTCATAAATATGAGCTTATAAGCGATAAAGACTTTGAAGAAGCTAAGATCCAACAACTAAATATCGATGGCATTCAAGTTCAGTTTACTTGGTTCAAAATCGAAGTGACTCCAGTTTCTTTCAATACAGCTGACAAACGATTGATGGTTACTTTAATCGACGAAGGGTCTTATACGATTTTTAAAGACTTAGTTTATTCGCTGATTGAAATGCATATTACAACTTCAGCTTATGCAGTCGGGATAAACTCAACTTATACCATCACCAACAAGTCAAGAGAAGATTGGGACGCGCTAGGTCATAAACTTGTACCGAAAGAACACTGGAGAAATGTTTTTTCTCCGAATCAAAAAGACGAAGACTCAAAGCTTGGGATTACACACGTTTCAATGAGACTAGATAGTCACAAAGAATCCGTTGTAGACCTTCCTGAAGGTTTATACACAGAGTTGAATGTCACAGTTCGCCCAGTAATTAAATCTGAAACGCAGAAGTTGGATTTTGCTACGTCTATAAACTTCAACTATCATTTTCCTATCCCTGACAGATCAGTATCAATTACTTGTTCAGCAATGGATCTAGCTCGTAAAACATTAGATATCCATTGGGACACATTAAAAGAAGAAGCTGACGTCAAACTAAATGAGCTAGCATCGGTATAA